GGATCGGTGAACACCTGATGGGTCTTTACTCCAATGCTGACCGTGAATGAAGCCATCCCAATGCTGGACTGTGACCACTGCGGCACTGTCGCCAGGGCGTTGACCCTGTGGCCTGAGAGTGTCCACCAGTCATGCGTGTGTATGTGCCACGTTCGCCGCGCCGAACATGACGCGGAAGTGCAACGCCTCCGGGATCGCCGTTCCAATGCTGGAAGCACGACTAAGAAGAGGAAGAAGTAATGGGTTGGGCTGATCAAGCCGCCTGTCGGGGCGTGGATATCAACGTGTTCTTTCCGCACGTCGAACAGGGCGATCACAGTCTCGGCCCCTGGCGGGCCGCGCTTCGGTTCTGTACTGACTGCCCCGTCAAAGTTGAGTGCCTCGCGTTCGTTATGCCGTTCGAGGCTGTCTCCGGGCGGCGTGACGGAATGTACGGGGGTCTGACCCCGGCGCAACGCGCCGAACGGGGCCGCCCACTAACACGGATACGGATACGGTAAGAGGCCCCGCCACACCGGGAAGGGGGAACCGGCGGACGGGGCCAATGGGGAGACTATCACTAGTGGCGGTCAACCCGCCAAGCGTGTAGCCAGGATATCGAGCAGCTGTTAGCGGCGTGTGTCGCGTCGTCCTCTGTGCGGAACAGGGTGGCCCGGTGTCGATTCCGAACCCATACCCACACGTGCGTGCGGGAGTAGCGGAACCATTGAACCGGGCGACCGTTGATCACATGGACTATGACGTACCGCCTGTGACGGGTCACCCGTCCCGGCCCATAAGTAGGGCCAGGGCCGCTATCGCGTGTGTCACGAACACAGACACAGACACGGCAGCGGGGACGTTGACTCCGCCTAGCCATGCCGTGTTAGCGATCATGGATACCAAGACGGCAAGACCGCACATCTGTTCGAATCGTGCGACACGTTCGCGCCGAGTCTGTTGCCGGGCGTATCTCACCGCCGGGTGATTCTTTGAGTGTCGGCGGTTCATGCGTCGCCCCGTTCCGTAGCTGCCCCGAACGGGTGCGTCTCTTCTTCGTATGACGGTTCCGGGAACCCCGCGTACGGGTCGATCTGTGCGGCAAGGTTCCCAACCCGCCACACAAGCTCTGACAGGTCGTCCCCGATACCCAAGTGCCGTGCAGCCTGGAACACCGCCGGATCATTCAATGCGTTGGTGGCCTCGGTCAGTCGATCGACCGCCCGCATAGCCATGTTTACTGTTGCCACGTGTGGCCCCTTTCTGTAGTTGGTGAGTGTTCACCGGACCCCGTCCCGACATTGCCGGGACGGGACACGCTACACACTCTCGCTAGCTGTCTGCCCGCACACCTGGCACGGAACCGTTGCAAGACCGTCCCGGACCGCATCCGCCCACGAATCGAACACGTCGCCCATATCCTGCGAACAGTCCCCGCACACCGGGCCGCATTCCGTACCGAAACATTCCGGGCAGAACGGAACCGCGCCGGACCACTGAAGAACGGTATCCGGGACAGTGTCCCCGCAACCGTTGCACGTCTCGCGGGTCATGCCTTGTACCTTTCGCACGTGTGGACATACACGGCCCGAACCGCGGGACTCCTGGAAAGTTTGTCGGCCTTAGCCTGTGCGCCCATGTCACGCGCCCGCCGAATTTCGGCCAGTACCGCGCAACCGGGACACGGGGCCACTTGCGCCGCTTTGGCCATTGCCGCCGGGGAAAGAACCGCGCCGCTCATGCCGGGCCGCTTTCTGTGATCGTGACGTGTTCGGCCGGGACTATCCACGCCCGCCCGCCAACAGTCAAAAACACGCGGCACGTGTCGCCGGTCTCATTCACGAACACCGGGAACGTGTACCCCGTGAACCAATGCAACACGCCCGGAATCTTGTAGGTGGCGCGGGTCATGCCGTCACCGCCACTACGAACGGGGATTCGGCCGCCAGTGTGTGCTTACGCCTAAGCGCGACAATTACCCCGGCACGGTCCCGGAATCTGTCGTCGTTCTTGTCCCCGTCGACGACAGGCAAACCGAACAGTTCACGCGGCACCGGGCGCAGCTTGCCGTCGATCAACCCGCCACGGGTGGACACTACCGCGGCCACATTGCGACCCGCCGCGACCATCGCGCGCGCCTTTGCGGGCGTGTCACGTTCCGAATAGGAATACGTCAGAACGTAGTTAGCCGGGAGACTGTCCGCCGGGCGAGACCGTAGCGGGTGCTTTGTGTAATCGTAAAACGCAACGCGGGCGAACACGTCGAAAAAGTCCGCCGGGAGAATCCTCTCCCAGCGCACGTCAGAATACGTGTTGAGTCTCATTCCGACACGGCCGGGAAACTTGGCCGCATAGGTCCGCAATTCATGCACCAACAGTGTTACGAATTGCACCGGGTGATTCACGAACAGATCAGTTCGGGCAATGCGCGACCGTTGCGTGCTTGAGTAACGGCCAGACCCGCTAAACGCGACACACGCGTCCCGACACAGACCCGCAAAGGGGCAAAGTTCCGCGACGCCCGAAGAGTCCGCCGGGGACAGGGCCAGGCCGACAAGGACACGCCCGCGGGTTTTCGTCAGTTTGTCAATGTCACCGGGTGCCGACAGTAGGCCGCCGAACCCGCCGAACCCGTGCCGCCGCCACACTTGGTGCGCGGTCTTCCGGGCGGCGGCAACGTCAGTGAACGCGGCCACCGTGTGCGTTTTGATCGCCCGATAGCGTTCTTCCACTTGCGCCGGTGTCAGTGCCGGTCTTCCGTTCTTCTTCATGTTTCCCCTATCTGTAGTTGGGCAAGCTTGCCCGTTCCAATTGTGACACGGTATCTAGCCCGTGTCAAGAACCCGCCAACCGGGTCACGTCAGCCAATGCCTGTTCCCAAGCTGCCGAACCAACCGCGCACACATGGACCCGCCGCGCCGCGTTGATCTGTTCCGGGCTATACCCTGTCGGGAACGATTCCCAATAGGTAGCCGCCACCAATGCGCGGGTCTTACCGTCCCGCCGCCCGTTTGACATTTGATCCGCGGCGATAATCAACCTATGAATCCGCCAACGGTCCGCCGGGGTCACGTCCCCATTCACTGTTGCCACTGTTCTTACCTTTCTGTTGTTGCCCGCCAGGTAGGCGGGTAGCGGGTAGGCGGGGATCGAACCCGCACACGGTCTGTGGCCGTGTCATTCCAGTGCTACCCCGTTTTTCGGGCGGCCTAGCCGCGGGTCGCCGCCATGATCAGAACGAACCCGAACACAAGACACACGGCCATTGGTATCCCGTTCATGCGTTGCCCCCATTTTCCAGGATCGCCGCGATCCGTCGGTGTGTCTCGTCGACAGACCAACGCCGCGAATGGGCAAGAGTCAACACGCGCCTAATGTCGTGATTCCGCCGGTCTGCTGGGTCACAGGGGACAAAGTCCCCGTGCAACTGGCCGCAATTCTCACACGCGCGCATTACGCGTCACCCCGCATCAAATAGCGTTGGCAGTCGCCGCACGTCACGTCCCCCGCAACCGTCACAGGGTCGCCGCAATGGTCACACAGGCCGTCAGGGTCACACTGGCAGTCCCGTAGCCAGTCGCCGCACTGGCTGCACCTGTCGGCGGTCACCGCGCCACCCCCAAACCCGCCGCAATGGCATCCCATGCACCCGCCGTCATGGCGCGGTCAACGCGGCCACCCTCGCGGGGGAAGATGTCAAATTCCATGACGGACCCCGCACGCGACTCCCAATACCGCAACGTCGCCCACAGACACGGGCCACACTGATCCACAATGCCCCCCGCCCACACACGCCCAACATGGCCACAGTCACACGCGCCGTCACAGCTTGTGTAGTACGCAAGAACCTTGCGCCCGTGGGCCTGACCCCACTTGTAAACCGCCGTTTTCATTGTCTGTCCCCTATCTATAAGGTGCCACCCGATGTGGCATGACCCCACTATAAAGAACCGTGCGACACTTGTCAAGACCCCCGCCCAACAATTTCCAGGGAGCCGGTCAACCCCCAAACAATAACCAACACCGCGCATTAGGCGGAATACAGTACCCCTGACCGCTTGCAATAGTTAGCAGTGTGCTAGCCCAGGGCAGCAGCCGGTGTTAGGTTGGCCTAACAGGTTGTGTTATGAACGGTAACCGGCTGTAAGGGTCACCTAACGGACCCGCTCATAATGTTTGTTATGTAACGCCAGCTGTTAGGACCGCCTATCACGAACGTTTGTTCGCCCGGCTTGACTGGGGGTCTGCCGAGGCTAGGCGGGGGGGAGTATATGTATATCTGCTGATGCCTGGACTCACTCTTTTGCTGTGTGCTGGTCTTGGTGACGGTGGGTGGTTGGTGGTCACTCTGTGTGGTTGGCTTCTAATGTCGGCCTGAAGCGTTTAACAGCCGGGGTGAGGGTCTCTCTCACTTCTCTGTGACCAAGCCAGCTTGCTGGCGCGGTAGCCCAACCGGAGGGCGGGAGTTGCTTGCAAGATGATCGACACTCTTGGCTTCGCTTCCCCCACGCTTTACAACCATGACGGTTGATGGTGGCCGTTGCTAATTGCTTTTAGCCGACACCAGGAATGATGTGAATCTTTAGTCGTTGATTCAACGCTGCTTGTTTCTCTTACGCAACAGGGGAAGGGTCGGTCGTGGGTACTTCTTGGTTGCAGGGAACATCGACCCACGTTTCCGTGTGTTCATACGCCGCATCTTGCAAGGGATGTACCGTCATGCGTGCCTTGCCTGCCTCCCGGCGGTAAGGACTTGATCGGTTGCGGTGTCATTATTGCACAGGGTGTATGGTGTGTGTCGGGATTCAACCGTAAAACTTCATGGGTACTAAAAGAGCTGTTCCACCGCAAGACAAAGCAAAGTTTTTTGCGCTTGTTCAGGCGGGTCATACGATCAAGGATGCTTGCGCCCAGGCTGGTGTGCATTACAACACTGGTTCCCGGTGGATTAAGAAGGCGAAGGTGTTGGCTACTGCCCGTGCTGAGGCAGAGTTCAAGGGGTCGAGGGGTGCTGGGGCTGGTGGCCGTCAGGCGTTGGAGTTTCAGTTGTCGATGGATGCAGCGGATTTGCCGTCTGCTATCCCTCATGATCTTCTGTGTGAGGAAGCAAAGCGTGGCTTGGATGATTTCGAGTTTTTCAGGCGGTACTACCTGGGGCGTGTGGCTTCTCCGTGGCAGGTTGAGGCCGCGTACAAGCTGATTGAGTTGTTGGAGTCCGAAGAAAAAGAGTTCGTGGTTCTCAATGTGCCTCCGGGTGCGGGTAAGTCAACCCTGTTTCATGATGTGGCGGTGTGGGCGATTTGCCGGAACCGTCGTATCCGTGTGATGATCGGGTCAGTGTCGCAGAATATGGCGAAGTTGTATTCACGCCGTATTCGTGAAACACTTGAGAGGGTTCAGCCAATACAGCCGGACCCGCAAATGGTGACGAAAGGGATAGCAGTCAATGCCGAAGGATGTCTCTCTATTGATTACGGTCGGTTCAAACCCACCGACAAAGGAGCTTTATGGAGGGCGGAAGAGTTCGTCGTCGAACAGTTGGACGGGAACGGGCTTGACAATAAAGAACCAACCGTCCGTGCCTACGGTATCGAGGCAGAGTTCATCGGACACCGAGCAGACCTCTGCCTCTTCGATGACGTGGCCTCTCCTGACAATGCTCGGGAGTCTGTTGCTCGGGATAAACTTTTGGAACGTTGGGACAATGTTGCAGAGGCTCGCTGCGATCCTGGCGGACTTCTCGCCGTTGTTGGTCAGCGTCTCGGGAGTGGTGATCTCTACGCTCATTGTTTGGCGAAGGAAACGTACGACATAGAAGACGACATTTCGTATGACGGTTCCGATGTGGAAACACCTGAAGATGTTCAGGAAGGGCAACCGGTTCGTCAGAAGAAGTATCGCCACATCATCTACAAAGCGTATTACGAAGAATTGGACACCGGGAAAGAATCCCGATCCTTCAAAGCATTGCCATACCCTGACGGGCCGCTTCTCGACCCGAAACGTCTCCCGTGGAAAGACCTGTCATTCATTCGCTACAACAAAGAAGACGTGTTCAACGTCGTGTACCAGCAAGAAGACCTGGACCTGGACTCCCGCCTCATTGATCGCACATGGATGACCGGCGGAAAAGGCATGGACGGGGTGGAATACCCCGGCTGTATCGACAACGACCGCCAACCCGGATACATCCCCGAAGGTTTGGCCCACCCCTGGATATCAATCGTGGCAGTGGACCCCTCCCCCACCATGTTTTGGGCGTTCGTATGGATCATCTACCAGCCCGACACGGGCCTGTACCACATTGTGGATGTGGACCGGGTGAAACTGACCGCTGAAGAAGTCCTCGGATACGACACCGCGACCGGTACCTACTCGGGTTTGATGGATCAATGGCAGGAACGGTCTGTTGACATGAACTATCCGATCTCGCATTGGGTGGTTGAAATCAACGCAGCGCAGCGTTTTCTCCTGGCACACGACTTTGTGCGTAAATGGCAGGCCATGAACCGGGTGAACGTGGTTCCGCACACCACTTCCCGCAACAAGATCGACGAAAACCTCGGTGTGGAGGCGTTGCTACCCCCGCTAATCAGGTCCGGGGCGATGCGGTTCCCCTCCATGCGCGGCAACTGGAAGACGCTGGCCGCGCTCGAAGAACTGACGAAGTGGACCCGCGACAAAAAGAACGGCACCGACATCGTGATGGCGTTGTGGATGGCCACATTGAACCTGCCGAACCTCACCCAGTCGAAACGTCCACCCCGCCAATGGCGACCGTCATGGATGCTCGGCAACTAACTGTGTTATCTTTGGGGCGTTGGTGTCTAGCCGAGGTAGTGCATGAAGACAATTGAGGAAATCGTTGCTCTGTACCGCGAGCGTCACTCGAATCAGGGGCCGGTTCTTCAACAGATGCGCGAAGTGCGCCGCCTTGCCAACGGTGAAGTGGTTGTTCCCCTGTCAGAACTGGACCGCACCGCACGATCTTCAGTAGCGAACCTGTTCATCCAGGGTCTTGATCAGATGTCAATGCGTGTCACCTCGACACAGCCGTCACCGTACTTCCCTGCACTGCGTGAAGGTCAGGACCGTTCCATGCAGATGGCCCGTGACCGTCGCAGGGCGATGCTGTCCATGTGGGATCAGAACCGTATGGCACAGAAGGACCGTCGCCGTGCTAGGAACTTTTTTGCGTACGCCTCCGCCCCAGTGTTTTTGAAGCCAAACTTTGATAAGCGACTGGTGGAATGGCATCTCCGCAACCCGTTGGACACGTTCGCGTCCCCAATCACGGACGAATCTGATCCTGTTCCGGACAATGTGATTTTCACCTACAGTCGCCCGTATGGTTGGTTGCTGCGTAACTACCCGGATTTGAACGGTGTTTTGCGTGTCGGTAACCCGGCACCGGACGATATGTTCACGGTGTTGGAGTATGTCGATGACCGTGAGGTTGTCTGCATTGTGTTGGGGGCTGAGAAGGATCGGGACCCGTTGACGGGTTCTAACTATTTGGGTTCTCCTGCGGTGGAGTTGTCGCGTGTTGTGAACCGCACCGATATGCCTCTTGTCGTCATCCCGTCCCGTATTACGCTTGATAAGCCGCGAGGCCAGTTCGATGGTCTGCTCGGAATGTATTACACCCGCGCACGACTTCAGGCACTCACCGAAATCGCTATCGAGCGTGGCATTTTCCCTGACGAATACCTGGTGTCACGCCCCGGTGAAAACCCTGAAATCATCCAGTTGGCTGACGGCAAAACCGGTCAGCTTGGTGTTGTCAAGGGTGGCGACATTCAACAGTTGCAAACCAATCCTGGCTACAAGACTGATACCGCGTTGGATAGGTTGGAACGTCAGGAGCGTTTGGAGGGTGCGATCCCTGCCGAGTTCGGTGGCGAGTCCGGGACGAACATTCGTACGGGTCGCCGTGGCGAATCAATCCTTTCCGCGACCGTCGATTTCCGTGTGCAGGAAGCACAGGACACTCTCGCTGCGGCCCGTGTCGAGGAAGACAAGATTGCTATCGCAATGGAGAAAGCGTATTGGGGTTCCAGCCCGAAGTCGTTC